AGCCTTCAACAGCAACCAAGCATTGATGCTTGTCGGCATGATGCCAGCCCAATTCGTTACCGATCCAAGCCCGCCCATTCCACTTGTCACAGCGGACAAATACTGGACCGGCGTGTCTGTAATGGTTCCTTCGATTGTCAGCCGTTGCGGATGCGGCGTGTAATTATCAGATACCAAGGAACCGTCTTCAATTGGATGCTGACTTGTACTTGCGGTCAACTCATGGGTTTCGCTCAATGACGCATCCAGTTCAACGATTAGACCATCCGGCCCGCCAATCCAATCCTCATAGTAGTCACCGAACAGCGCAGCCAAAGGGTCGGTTTTCAAGACGGCCTCCGACATACCGCCTTCGATAAACTTTACCTTGATCGGCACATTCATTAACAGGGCGATACTCAAAGGGTTCTCCTATGGAATCGGCTTGACCATACTAATCGGCCCAACACCGAAGTCACTGGCCATCCGTCGTTCACGTCTTTCAATTTCATCAGCAATTGCTTTAGGATCAGAGCCCTCGATATTATATGTCACCGGACGATGAATTGTCATCTGATCTCCACCGCCCATAGACTGCGGAGAAACATCACGTCCAATGGCCGTTGACATTGCGGCAAGCGGATTGCTCCGCCCCATGAAATTGTTATCCATCAAGAACTGCTGGAATTTGATTTTCAAATCCTTAGAAAACCCCGGTGCGAAAATGCGGCTCAGTTCTTTTTCGATTTTGCTTTTCAACTTTTCAGCGCCGGTTATTTCAGCGTCACCAATATTGTATTCTTTGGGGCCAGCACCGCCAGCGTCAGCGCCAGCGGCGTCAATGGCATCTTTAGCTGCTGCGCTTTTCTCAGCAGCCGAGAGCGCTTTCACGTGTTTTACTCGACCATCTTTTCCAATTACCGACTCCCCTAGCCCGAATCTCCTTTCAATTTTGTTGAGACGTTTGAGCGCCTTTTCCCTATCCCAGACAGATTTATCATCAAGACCCTTCTTCAATCGCGCCATTGTCTTCATGTCGGTTTCGTCGGAACGTCTCCGATAAAAGTTTTCTCTCTCTTGGTAATGAGACTTCGCGTAACTACGTGCAGCTTTATCAAGGAGATCCGTTGCTATATAAAGAGCAGCAATAAGTGCGCCTACTCCAAGCGTCACCGCAGCAACCGAACCGGCAGCTGCCGTAGCGGTACCGCCCATCGCGGTAAAGGCTGCAACTGCCGCAGCCTGAAACGCAACGACCTTTCCAGTCGCGAACACCACACCAAGCGCGAAAGCAAGACCTTTGAGCGCTTCTTTATACTCCACTACAAAACTTATCATATCTCCAATATTATTGATCCATGAAGCTGCAGTTTCTTCAATCCCCTTCTGATTTTTTTCGAACCAGACAGTAAAAGCATCAGCCAATTCAAGAATCTTTGGAATCAGGTTAGTCCCGATCGTCTTGGCTGTATTGACGATCTTTTGTTTAAGTTGGCCCAACTTTTGAAGACCAGACGACATCTTAACATTAAACGCTATATCGAGTGCGCCACCAGCCTTTTCTAATTGCTTAATCCACTCTCGCATTTCGGGAATTGATTTACTTAACAATCCCATGAATTTTGAAGATGCCCGCTCACCCATGATCGCCCCGAGAGCAGCCGCCTTCGTTTTCGTTGTTTTATCCTTAAGAGCCGCAATGTAATCCTGCAAAACGTCAGGCATTGAACGCATTTCTTCATTTTGGTCATATATCGAAACTCCTAATTTATCGATCCAATATGCAGCTTCGCCGGTCGGTCTTGTTAATTTAGCAACGACCATCTTGAATGCCGTTCCGGCTTCCGAACCTTTGATACCGCCAGCAGCGAACAGCCCTAAGATACCAAGAGTTTCCTCCATCTTCATATTATACGCACCGGTAACAGGTCCCGCTTCACGCATTGCTGCGGTCAATTGAGGCAAGTTTGTTGCAGCAAGTTGGGTTGTTCTAAAAAGCTTGTCGGCTACTAGACCGGCTTGTGTCATCGGAATATTCAAACCCTTTGTCGTATCCGATAATTTTTCAATCGCATCACTTGGCATCAGACTACCGACCTTAGCCAACTTCAATCCAATTTCAGATAGCTCCATAAAGTCAGCAGTAAGAGCCTCAGCGCCAGTCGAAAGAACTTGATAGAAACCTTCATTGATGCTTTCAGCGCTCATATTCATCTGCTCAGAAAATTTTATTCCGAGATCGCCGAGTCCCTTCTCAATGTCGTCGAATTCTTTGCCAGTAGCAGTGACCATCGTCATTGTATTCTTGAGTGAGTCTTCAAACTTGAGGGCTGGGAGTACAAGACCGGCAATCATTGCCGCGCCGAAAGCCGCGAAATACTTACCTACGGTTCTGACTTTTTGGCCGAGCTTTCCAACAGCTTCGTTTACGCCTGTAACATTTTCCTTGGCACTGTCCACTGACGTAGCAAAAGCTTTCACCTTGCCGCTATCGACCTTGAAGCCCCAATGGGTTGTCAGTTTGCGAATAACACTCACGATCAACCCCCTTCTTGGTTTGCAGCTTCGACAATCATGTCCATAAAGTCGATTGCATCATTTGCATCTAAGAGGTCTGTCACAGACCAAAAACGTTCGATCTCTGCCAGTGAACCCTTATCAGCCAACACCACACGCCAAACCAACCATCTTTGTTTTAGGTGACTTGGGGGCCTGTAGCCTCTTCCACATCGCCGGCCGTTTCGGAACTGATCTCGCCAGGAATCGCTACGCCCTTGAAGATTGTCGCCATCAGAGCTATCGACAGCGTTTCCTTCAAGTCTGGCAAAAAATCCTCGAAGTTCGTCTCCAATACGAACAACATGACATCGGCAAGATGCTTGAGCTTACCAGCAAAATGAAGGTCAAAGGCGTCTTCACCCTGCATGACTTTACCATCAACCTTTACATTTTTACCAACGAGCCTGTGTATGAATACAGCGATGTTCTTCTCTGCCAATTGTCGAACAAGCGCTTCAATCGAATCGCCTAGTCCGGTTTCGGTACGGCCAAAACTTTCACCAAAAAACTGCGTTAACTCCGATAGGATGCTCAACCCTTCAGTGGCCGGAAACTGAGTACATTCGTACTCATGATCCCCGATAATCCGATCACGTGTTTCAATCATTTCGTTCTCCTACACGGCGCGGCGCAGGGTGGCGTCACGCGGTTTAGCTCCCGCCAAGGAACATCATGACATCGTCAGTATCAAACACCCACTCGCGTGCCCCACCGTCGCGGCCATAAGCCGCATCTGGCGGTTTCTCAATCCAGACATATTTTGCGACGTGCTTGTCTGTGCCAGAATTGTCCATTGCCACAAGCGGAACGACGCCCGAGTTCGTCAATTCGTCGGCCAACATCAACGCTGACATTGACGCATTCTGACTGCTTGTTTGTTTCAACCTCACCGTAATCTTTCCAGCTCGGTTGTTCGTTTTCGACCGCGATCCTTCACCCGTTGCGCCGATCTGTTTTGTGAACGACACCTCGTCACGCGTGACAACAAGGACGTCACCCTCTTCAAAATCAGAGAGGATATACGGACCAATCACTAACTTCATTTCTTTCAAATCCCACGTTTCCATTATTAACTCCTTCAAACGAATCGGTCGTTATGCGCTCACCGTGCCGCTGACGATGACGGTATGGATCGCGCCGGCCAACGCCTAGTCAAGGGCGGTTGTTCGTTTTCGACCGCGATCCTTCACCCGTTGCGCCGATCTGTTTTGTGAGCGACACCTCGTCACGCGTGACAACAAGAATGTCGCCCTCTTCAAAATCAGAGATGATATACGAACCAATCACTAGCTTCATTTCTTTCAAATCCCACGTTTTCATTATTTACTCCTTCAAACGAATCGGTCGTTATGCGCTCACCGTGCCGCTGACGATGACGGTATGGATCGCGCCGGCCAATGTGGCTTTCCACTTGATGTCAGTCAGCAATCGTGCGGATCGAGTTGCCGCTGCTACATCGGCCCGCTTCGGATACGTCAGATAGAATCCCAACGCCTCGTCAAGATCGGTGTCAAATGCTAAAAAACCGACGGTCTGCGCGATCTGCAAACGCATGGTGATCTGGTTGACAATCACCATAATCCCATCGTCAGTATATGGGACTTTGTTCGATGCCACGAGTGCGGAATAGATGTCTTCCTGCATCCGAGTTGTGAGCCAATCACGCCCGACAATGATGTCGATCCATTCGCCGGAATGAACACACCCTTCTCGAAAGATCGACGTTCCGCCGACACTGTCAAAGAAGTTCATGCGAAGCCCGCCAAGATCGCCGCCGCTCATTGGATCGCCGATCAGCCGAGCCTTCTGTGTTGGCGTAAGAGCGCAAACAACAAACCCATTTGGACTAGCGAATTTCCACGTCGCCGTTTCGGTGTCGAGGTCAACAGTCAGCCGCGAAGCAAAGATTCCGAAATCAAGCCACTGCTCGTTCGTGTCATCGGTGGCGTCTGCTTCGTTGTAGTAGCCTGTGCCGCGGGGGTCGTAGATCCCCATCGTGCGCTCAAAATCCATATCCGAGCAAGAGGCCGCAACCGAATCGCCGCCGTCATCTTCATCGACGGCATCCGTATCCGAACTTGCATAACTGAATACCGTGATTTCCGTTTCGGCTTTCGCCGCGCAAAGATACTGCGGAATTTTGGATCGGTCGACCAGTCCATAGGCGTACCACGCCGTCGAAGCAAGGCGGCACGCATCGAAGGCCTGAGCCATCGTCTCGCCGTAAAAACGAATATACGGGAAGTCGTCTTCAATGGCATCATCGAACTCAATGTCCAATCGACACGATGCACTTTCGTTGATCACAATAAACTTAGCCGGATCACCGCCCGGAATCGGATGCGCCGGAGTGAACTCAGCGAACACGCCGTCAATTGTCGCTGCGTTTATCGCATCGCGCCAACCCTCGAACAATTCATCGACATCAGTGACCGCGCCAGTCGTGAAAGCGCAATCGGTTTTGTTGACTGTGATTGTGTACTCGGTCAACGGAGTAACCGAAGCTCCGTTAAACGAAACGACGGCACCATACGGGAGTAACGTGAATTTTCCATCGCCCGCCGCAACGAAGGTTTCAACGGCGACCAGCGGAGTTCGCCCTTCGGTGCCTCTGACAATGAGCAACATCACCGGATCGTCGTCTTGCGTCAACGCCCCAGCGGTGAACGGAACGTCCTTGTCGTCCTTCACCGCTTGGACTAGTCCACCGATGATCGCCGCTGCGTCAGCATAGGCTGAGACATAAGTGATCGTTTTCGATTCCTCAGCCTCGTCGTCGTATTTCCAGTGAAGATCAAATGAATACGTTCCGATCGAGAGTGCAAGTCCGCCAAGTTCGAGGGCGAAATATAGCATCTTGATCCGACCAACAGCGAATGAACTCGGTTTCGGCGATGGCTTGAAATAGGCGTCGTAAGCCTGTTCAACCGGAAGATAGTTTGTTGCCACGACGTCGCCCGCAGAGAGGCCAGGGCCGTCCGTCTGGTCATAGAGGTCGACCCGGCTGATCGGGCTCGTCATCACCGGTGCCAGGGCCATTGCCGTACCGAAACCAGCCCGAGTAATGCCGACGTTTGCGATTGATATTGTTACGATCACAACATCAGAGATTTGAGACATGATCTTGCTCCTTATTATTCGGGCGGATCATCAACGTCCACCGTGATCGTCGCGCCGGTAACTTCGTCAGTAACTTCAATTTTTTCGATGAATTCCATATCCTCTTCATCGCGGAACGTCGTGGCGAGAATCACGTCCAACGCCCCCGTCCCTGCATAGTCTGTACGAACTTCGTCTGGCACCGTTTGAACTCCGTGATCGCCTCGAAAAGCGAAATCAATAGCTTGCTGAAACTCAGTCAATTCGACCCTAACATCTTCAGTTCCAAATTGGAACTCCCTACCCGGAACTGATTGGACGCCCACTTTATCGCCGATAAGGTCCGCCTCTGCCGTTATCCCGGTGGGTAAATCCGCCGACGCAGTCATTGCATCAGCGGCATCCGTTAGCAGCGTATCCAACAACGGTGTTGCAACGTAAGTCAACAAAAACGGGACGCCCTCAATGGTCCACGACCATGTCAGTAATGCACCCGCCGTATCGAAAATAATATGAACGATCTGCCGCTGCCGAAAATCAAAACTCTTTTCCTTGCTCAAAAAAGCGGCCTGAATCTTGGAACCGACCATCTGAAAATCGTCCGTAAAAATCCGGATGTGCAGCATCAATGAACGTTCGCATTCGGTGAACGTCAAATCTGATACAGAGCCAGCGGCCGGCGTCGATCTGTGGTCCTCTCCAATCGTAGGAAGAAAATCGAACGACAAAGAAATATAATCGCCGTGCGGCGCGGGCGCGCCTTGGAGTTCCCATATCACACGCGCGCCCATGATCCCTGAATGTTCCGCAACGAATTGCTGAATCGCATTTTTGACAGCGTCACGCTTCATCACTCAGCCTCGATGAACTGGACAAAAATCTTGTAATGGTTCAAGACGCCCTCGGCGTGTTTTTCACAGGAAATCACCTTGAACCGCTCAGTGCCAATGACAACCTCGTCGGCCTTCGTCTTGCCGCCTTCACTGTCCGTTTGAAGCGGCTCTTCACAGTAAAGTTTTTTCGTTTCCTCTGTCCGAACACCCTCTGGTAAAAGTTCACGCTCGCGGCCCGTCGATGGCTGAACGCTGGCGGTAATTGTGTAGGGCGGAAGCCCTACACCGTTTTCCCATTGGCCGAATTCGTTGTAGTCACCGGCAGTGGGCGGATAAACCGTGATGGTTTGTCCGAAACGTTTGATCATTTCAGCCACGATGCCCATTAGTCTTTCGGTATCCCTTTAACGACTCTTGCTCGAATCGCCATGCGAAGTGCGCCGGTGTCGATTACTCCCAACGTCGTGATTGACTTTTGGATTGCACCGACGATTTCAATGTTTGCAATGAAGGTTAGCAAGCCCTCCATTGTCTGCGATCCTCGCAGAACGTTATCGAATCCAGCCTCAAACATTTTCGTCCACTTGTCGTAATTCTTGTCCACTGCACCGCTAAGCCAGCGCCGCGGTTTAATGCTTCCGCTTTTCGTCCCTTCGTGTTGGACGTAACCGTAGAGGGCGATAGGCGTGCCTTTTTTCGGACGCTTGCGGCTCGGATGCTTTTTGTTTTTTTGTCGATTGGTTCCACCGAAAACCCCCGCCTCGATTCCACGACCATTCAGATATTGAATCGCCTTCAAAAGATTCTGTTCTTGTTTACGGTCATCGGTGGTACTCACAACGGCATCAATCTATAAACACTCAAAATACCTTTAGCATATTCAGAGATCATAGCCGCCGACTTCGATGTTGCCGCGCCCGCGCCCGTTGAATAATTGACCTCGACGTCGCCCACCTTTTCTTTTGTCACCGAACCAGAGACCGGCGTTTCGCCCTTTGATTTTTTCCAACTATTGTGTAAGTCGGTAAGGACTTGGAGAACGCCCATTTTCACGGCGTCCGGAATCACAACGATGGGCGTGTCGTCGTCATTCAGGAAGGTATTGTTGCAAAACTGGTCGGCCAGTTGTTTTGCGGTCGTAAGCAATAGAGCATACATCCCCGTCACGATATCAGGTAGTGTAGCAAGCCCAAGCCACTCTTGGACTTCGGCCGCTGTGATGACGACAGTTGTTTCAATTGGCCCCATTATATCACCTGAATTTCTAACCAGATATCAATTGTACGGCCAGCGCCTGGCGACCACACGCTGGCAGAAATCCGAGTCCCCGCGTTGGCAATAATATAATTCCCAGTCCAAATGGGGTCACCAGCGGTATCAATGTTGTAGCACGTGGCGTGCGGCGCGATCAGTATTTGGGTACACTCGTTCGCATTGGTTGAAGCGGCGTCCAGCGCGGCTTGGATTGTCGTATATGCGGCGGCCCAGGTGCGACCATTTGTGCCGACTGGATCGTCTGGATACACCGGAAGGTCACAAGGATCGAGCCAAACGTTGCCCCATCTATATCTGATTTCGCCGTTTGACATTCTGTGGCCCTCCATGTGACTGCGTCGTCTCTAGGATTCGCACCATCCCGTTACGTTCTAACTTTCGCGCTTCAATTTCATCCATCATTCGAATCGGATGATCAGAATCAATAAGGGCGGTCGCCCCCGAAAGGACGACCACCCGAACCATTTTTCGGCGGTGTCGCCGATTCATTTCTTATGCCGGAGCGCTATCGAACGAGCCGACAACGAACGCTTCCGGACGGAACCACGCGGGGGCGATCCGTTCCTCAGCACGAATCGCAACCATATTTCTGATGAAGAATTCGCCATGCTGTTCGGCAACAGCAACCGCCGCTTGTTGATGATCGTAGAGTGTGCCGCCGAGCTTGAAAGCACCCGCCAAGAACTCGCCAGCCGCGATCGCGGTTGTGTCGATGACCGGAGCTTTCCACATCCGCATCTGTCCACCATCGGTGACCTGAACCCAAATGTACCGTTCGTTCGTGCCTTTCGCCAACTCGATGAACTCCCAATCCGTTGGGTGCAAGACGATACCGTCAATGGGATACTCAGCCAGCCGTGCCTTCGTGAAGGCGCGTCGAATCGCGTCAATACGAGTATCACCGACTGTACCTTCAGACCATGCATACGTCTGCGCCGATGGGTGAGTCATGATCCCTTGCAAATTCTGGTCAGTACCATCACCGTAAAGCAACTGATGCTCCTCGGACAATCCGAGCGCATAGAGCAACCGATTGTCGATCATCGAACGAAGCTGCCCGGCATCGGCCAGGGCTTGTTTCGAAACCGGGATCCACGCGGCAATCGTCTTTGTGCTTAGGGTTTTGAGTTCATACTGAATGTTTACCTGCGGCTTTCGCCGCGCTTCGGCAGTCGGGCCGAACATGCTAGATGTGACCTCAGCACCCTTGTCGTAATCTTTGGCCAAACCGTAGGCACCCGCAAGCGTGATCTGCTCATTGTCCGCATCAACAGACAAAATCGTGAATTCTTCCAACTCGACAAAAATCGTCTGGCCGGCGAACAACCCGCCAACCGATTCCAATGTCAGGGTCTTCTGACCAGCAACAGCGTCCACGCCAATTTCCGAATAGAGCGGCGCAAAGCCAATTTCTTCTGTGTACTCGATGACACCACTCGACGTCGGGGCAACGGTCATCAAATCACGCATTCGAAACACACGCTGCGGCGGGATAATGATCTCAGGCACACGGTACGGTATCGTCAACGCGGCAGCATCGGCGTCGCCGTCGAGCGTCACGACGCCGTAGTCATCTTTCGTCGGGAAAAACGAACCCACTTTGACGCTGTCCGAGTTTCCCTTGCCCGAAGCAATCATCGATTTGTAGGCATCGGAAGTGGCAAACTGCGTACCAGCTGACTTGACGCGACCCATTTCACCGAACGCCGCCATGCCAGGACGGCCCATCTTTTTTTCCATTTCGTCGAGACGCCTTTTCATCGCGTCACTCGCGTCGATGTGAACTTTCGCATCGACAGTCAATTGTTCCATTCGTTCACCGAGAGTGTCGACTTTGGAGCCGGTTTCTTCGGTAGCTTTTCCGTTGGCTTTGATTTCTTCGTCGCGTTTTGAAATCGCAGCACTTAGCTCGGTCGAAAGTTTTTGAATCTCCGCACCGACCTCCCCAATTTTGACCGTTGAATCAGCCATTTTAGGTTCCTTTCGTGAAACGTTGTCGTATTTGCTTTAGTTGTTCAAGGACGTCTGTCATCGCTGATTCGCTGTCAGTGGACACCTCGCCCGGCTGACTCTGATCAGTGGACACCTCGCCCGACTGATCAGCGATCATCGATCTCAGCTTCTCGAAATCATCAGTGAGCGAACTCATCCGCTCATCAAAACCGCCGATCAAATCGGCAGCACTTGCGCCTTCCGAATCATCACCGCCCCCCTCTTCTCCGATTGTCTTCACACCGAGCCGAGCCGCCAACATTAACAGCCCCTTGGCCGCATGGCCGATCGGTGCGCCCTCGATCATTTTACGAACAGCGGTGATCGCCGTTTCTTCGTTCATCGGAAAAGTTATGGGCGAAATTTCATAGAGTTTGATTTCCTTCAGATTGCAAATCTTCTTTCCGTCCTCTTCGACCAAATCCCAAAGAACGGCGTCATAACCAAATGACATTTGCGACACAACTCCGTCGTGCATTAGCGTCAACGCCTCATCGCCGAGTACCGTTTGAGAAACACGGGCCTTGAACTGAAGTCCGTGTTTGTCTTCTGCCAACATTATCGGAAGGCCCAGCGGGGCGTAGTGCTGCCAAAGCATTTTGACCAACGGTGGCGTTTTACCTGTGAATCTGTCGGCAATGGTTTTTTTGAACGCCCCACTCAATACGCGGTCGCCACCAAGGTCGACGTTTCCGATAATGGATGCGTAGCCCTCAATGGTTCGTTCGTCCATGTCCACCTTGCATTCGAAAGGAACCGCTTTTTGAAGCATTGTGGCCGCCCTCCTTGGTTATACGACTCAAGTGTGTCAGCACCCAATAGACTTGTCAATAAGGATTTGTTCATGTAATCTACGATCAACGTCAGATAACACGAGGGGACCTAATGCCAGTCAAACGATCCCTCTGGCAGCGGATCATAGGCCGGACGCAAATCGGAACAATTGATATGTCCGCAAACCGATACAACTCTGGCGAACCGGCCTTCGTCAAAGGCGGCATCCCCATTCCACTAATTCCAACGGCGATCAATAGAAGAGCATATTGGTCAACGTGGTCAACCGAAGACGCTGTGACAAACGGCTACGCGGCCAGCGTTTTCGTTTACGCTTGCGTAAACAAATTAATGAAGGCTGCGGCTTCAGTCCCTTGGCGCGTGAAAGTCCGATCAGGCGACTCCTACGAAACCGACGACGATCACCCGATTGCAAAACTCTTTCGCCGGCCCAACCAGTTCGCTACATTTCAGAACCAGATTGAAACAATCACCTCGCATCTGTTCCTCGGCGGAAACGCAATTTTTTACAAGGTACCGGTTGCTGGAAAAACCGCTGAACTCTGGATCGTGCGACCTGATTACATCGGACCGATCATGTCCGAAGCGAACTATTTGGAAGGTTACGAATACAAACTGAACGGAAAGAAAATATTTGTCCCATACGAAAACATCATCCACTTTATGTTCGTTGATCCGGCTACGCCTTGGTGGGGCATCGCTCCGATGAAAGCCGCATCCAAGGTCGTCGATACGGACATCGATTCAGTCAATTTCAACAAAATCGGTTTGCAGAATCGCGGTGTACCGGACGGCATTATCGCCCTCAATCAAAATCTGACACAAGATCAATTCGACTCCGCAAAAGATTCAATCCGCGAAGGGTACCTTGGACCAGACAACGCCCACACGCCGCTCGTTCTTTCTGGTGAGGCCAGGTGGCAACGGACAGCATCAACACCCGCCGAGCTCGACTTCATTAAGAGCCAATCATGGACTGCCGAACGCATTTGTGCAGTGTTCGGCGTCCCCCCGCCTTTGATTGGCCTCTATGAAAAGGCAACGCTCACCAACATTGAAACGGCACGTTTGATTTTCTGGCAAGATACAGTCGTCCCGTACTTGGATGATTTGAAGGATGTGCTGAATCACAGCCTCGCATACGAGTACGGCGAAAACGCAGAAGTGGTAATCGACTATGACGTCTCCGAAGTTCAAGCGCTCGCGTCTGTGTTCAACGAAAAAATTACATCGGCCGTCAAGCTTTTCCAAATGGGCGTACCATTCAACGAAATCAATCAACGCCTCAGTCTCGATTTTGACGATATCGCGGGCGGCGATCAAGGCTGGATTCCTTCAACCTTCCAGCCGTCCGACATTATTCCGGACGACTTTGAACCGACAGAGTAGATAAGCGAATGGCGATCACCAACAACATGATCATCGGACCTGGTTACACAACGACACCACTCAATACAACTCGTTCATCAAGACTGATCTACGCCTACACAGATTCGCACGAGCGGCGCGTTGCCGCTAACGTATATTCAATGTGGTCGGATCAAGCGAAACGACTTATCACCGGAGACGTCGTTCGTAAAATAATGACCACGCGGCAGGTCCCGCTTTCAGTTATTGCCGCGCTCGAAGCCAGCATCGATAAATGGATCGTCGATGATCTCGGGCCACAATGGGAAGGCGCAATGGCGCTCGGCTCATCCATCATGATCAAAGCGGCCGAGCGATACCTGGGACGTGATCTTGGGACACCACCAAAGGGCAACGTCATCCTGCAACCTCT